TTTGTATTTCTTTTTTGCAAAGACCATGTAGTTGTACATAAATCTATCTCTACCATCATCTAGTTTTGTTTTAGAACATAAAGCTAAACAAGGTGGACCATCAGAGAACTCTGAGTCAGTTCCTAATAATATATTTTTATGTGTGTCTTCTACTAAGCTATTTAATTTATCTCTTGTTGTTTTTAATTCGTTTGCTAGTTTTATAAATTGATCCAAAGATAGTTTAGAATTATTCTTATCTACAGCATATCGATGTGTTTGTCCGTTATTGTAATAAGGTAGGTTTATAAAGTTACCTGGTTTAATATTTCCCTTATCATCTTCTTTTAGCTCTTTCTGTTTTGGAAAAATTTCTGTAGTAGGTTTTAATCCAAGTGGTAATAGAAATGATTTTAATGCTTCTATTAAATCTGATGTAGGAACAAACTCCTCCATAAATATGTAACAATGCAATCCACCACTTTTTGAAAGCATAGGTATTAAAGGTAATTTATATTGTTCGAATAAAGCTAGATAGTTCTCTATCTTAAATTCTTTGTAGTTCTTTGGATCAATATCAATACATCCAAACCTTGCCGTGCCATCAATAGTACAAGGCTGTATACCTATTGATATTTTTCCTGCTATATGATTTTTGTAGTCTTCTTCTGTAACTGGTCTGCCTGACCATTCATAATCTGGTTTTAATTTGTTTCTTTCAGAGTCCAGCTTTGCACTGGACATATCGGCAATACCAAAATCTCCACTATAACCAGTAAATAATTTTATAAACTCTTCAACCATAATGATCCCTTTTTATGGGCGGCTTCAGTCTCCCTATGACCGCCCACATTCCTCTCACGAGAAATTAGTAATTTGATTTATCTTCCTCTGAAACTGTGGCAGTTTTCTGCTGCGAGTTTTTTAAAGAGTTATGAAAATCACGGGCCATTTGATATAGTCCAGCATTATCTACTTTTCTTAACATAGATATATTATAACCATGCCAAGTAAAGCTCCCTGAGTTTTCTACAGAGTTTAATTTATAAACTCTTGAAAAGACTGGTGCTGGTACAGACTTATTAGTTTTTGGATCTATTTCAAATTGATCTTCCATCAATGAATTCCATCCTCTACTAACTTTTAACTGAGTTGACTTCATTGTCATTAAAGCTTTCTCAGGTCTATCCCCATTGATAATAACAAAATGATTTGCTGTTTTGATAATCTCGTTACCATTCTTCAACACATCTTTGTTTCTATCGTTTTGAGTTGTTTCTGCCATAACGCTTGGACCCCTATCATTGCTGATTGGTCTACCTTCTTTTCTTTCAAAAGGTGCCCATTCAGGGTAAGTCATTTTGTAGAACACGGGAATAACTTCTATTCCCTTCTCACCGTTATACAGTTTTTTTGTAACTGTATTATAAAACATACCAGCTTCTGCTCCTTCCACATACTTAGCATGTTTTTTCTTAGTTTCATCTGAACCACTCTGCAGTAGTTTCAGAAAAGGTAATGCTAGATCACTCTTGTCAATGTTTTCCAAACCCATCCCTGAGTCTGCAACAAAGTCAATCTTAGCTAAAGCACCACCTTGTTTTGATGTCACGTTTCTTGCTTCTTCGCTCATGTTATTTACTCCTTGTTATTTTTGTTTTGTTTCCCTTAAACAGATTAAAATGTTCAGATGGCAGTTCTTCTTTATTTTCAGAACGCTCTCTAAACAATGCTTTAAGGGTCATAGGTTCGACTTTCAACTTTTGAGTTGGTTCGAACCCATTCCCTTTTGCAAGGTTTGCGTATTCGCTCGCCTTGTTGTCTTCGCCACGACCAAAGGAAACTGTAATCTCATTTTTAATAAGATCACCTAAGCCGTTTTCTCGAAGCCAGTTATAAGCGCCTTCCTTTTTATCAACAGGAATAGTTGCGCTATATATTTCTTTAATTTCAATTGCAGACCCATCAGCTAACTTCATAGTTTTCATTTTTAAAGCTTCCATTATTTCAGGGATAGCAACTTGTGAAAGTTTATCTGCTTTTTCTTTTGTAGATTTTAATTGACTTTCTTTATCTTTAATCTCGTCTTCTAGTTTCTGTAACTGTAAGACAAGAGTAGATAAATTTTCTACACCTTTTAGATTGTCCACATCTTGAGGGGCATCCTCAATGAACATCTTTTGTAAGTTATCACTCATTTATTTCTCCTCTTTCATATAAGTTTATTGTTATTGGATAGTATCTTCTTTCTTGTTTGTCCCACTTTAATACATTGTATTTTCCATTGGTTATATCTGACGCAATAGAACATGCAACACCTATTATTGCAGGATCGCCAGTAAGCAATAAATAATCATTAGATCTATAATCTTTTAACCCTTGCCTTAATTTCATAATTAAAGGACCAGGAGAAAAAATTATTTGAGATAACTCCGGTAATAAAAATTTAAATGAACCATATTGTGATGCACCTATAATATTTATTTTTGGTCTACCTTCCCTTGTACCTGCAATTTCTTGTATCACATATACAATTGATTGAGTTTCTTTTATGCTTTCTGACATTGACAGTAATATAAAGTATATGTTATATAAGTCAATAGAAAGTTAAGAGATTTAAATATGAACTACAAGTTTAAAACAACACCTTACGCACACCAATTAAAAGCGTTGGAAATGTCTTGGAATAAAGAATGTTTCGCTTATTTTATGGAAATGGGTACAGGTAAATCTAAAGTATTAATTGATAACATATCAATGTTATATGATGCGGGTAAAATTAACGGAGCTGTAATTGTGGCACCAAAAGGTGTTTATAAAAACTGGCACGAAACAGAAATACCTACACATATGGCAGATCATGTCGAATATGTGTCTGTATTGTGGCAATCAAATGTTAATAAAAAACAAGAAAAAGAACTATCTAAATTATTTAAGACTAGTCATGAACTACACATATTGATTGTAAATGTAGAAGCTCTATCAACTAAAAAAGGTGTAGACTTTGTTAATAAATTTTTATCTTGCCATGAAACTATAATGGCTATTGACGAATCTACGACTATTAAAAACCCTCAAGCTAAAAGAACTAAGTCTGTTATTAAGCTAGGCGAATCAGCTAAGTATAGAAGAATATTAACAGGTTCACCTGTAACTAAATCACCATTAGACTTATATACACAATGTGAATTTTTAAGTCCTTGGTTATTAAATCATGCTTCATACTATAGTTTTAGAACAAGATATGCTGTAATGAGATCAGCTAATTTTGGCGGTAGATCTGTGCAGATTGTAGTTGGTTATAGAAATATACCAGAGCTATCTGATAAATTAAAAGACTTTTCTTATAGAGTATTAAAAGACGATTGCTTAGATTTACCTAAAAAGACTTTTATGAAACGTGTCATACAATTATCCGGTGAACAAGAAAAACTTTATAATCAAATGAAACAAATGGCTTTAGCTGTTATGAATGATAAGATGACAACAACAGCCACAACAATGACACAACTTATGCGTTTACAACAAATTACTTGTGGTCATTTCAAAGCTGATGATGGCAGCGTACAAGAAATTAAAAATAATCGTATCGATGAGTTAATGGAAGTTCTTAATGAAATACACGGTAAAGTCGTAATATGGGCACATTGGAGGAACGATATAGCAACAATAGTAAAACATATAACAAAAGAGTATGGGGATAATTCTATTGTAACTTACTATGGTGATACTAGTGTTGAAAACAGACAAAAAGCAATTAAGTCTATTCAAGATCCTAAAAGTCCTGTAAGATTTATTGTAGGCACACCACAAACAGGTGGTTATGGTATTACATTGAGTGAAGCTAGCACTATGATATATTATTCTAATGGTTATGACCTTGAGAAAAGACAACAGTCTGAAGCTAGAATAGATCGTATTGGTCAAAAAAGACCAATGACCTATATTGATATTATTGCAGAAGATACAGTTGATGAGAGAATAGTAAAAGCTTTACGCAAAAAAATTAATATAGCTACACAAGTTATGGGTGAAGAGTTAAAGGAATGGATATGAGATATCCTTATTATGTAAGAATGGCAATATTACTATGTGTAGGTGCTTTTGCTCCTATTTTAATTCATCATATTGTTCACAAACTATGGGATGTAAGTGTTTTAAGAGCTGCAGAGATAACGTTTATATTGTGTATTCCAATAGCTTATTGGATGGCTAGTAAGATAAATGAACGTTGGCACGATGATAGAGAAGACTAATATAGGAAAAAGTAGGACTATTGTATAACCGCTATAATTTTTGAAGTAAAACTAAAATAACACCAGCCATACCAGATATAACTGCACCCATCGATACTAAAAGTATTCTTTCAACTCTAGTGATCTGTTGCTCTAATGATTTCATTTTATCGTGAGTCTGCTTTTGCATTATTCTGCAAAGTTTTTCGTGTGATTCTATTTTCTGTAATGCGTTATCTTTTGCCATATTTACCTACCAAATAACAAATGGGTTCTAATACTTTTCTATATACTCTACCTAATATATGTGTTTTACCTCTAGACTCTTGTCTAATATCTATGGTTCTATGAACAGCTATATGTTCTAAAATTTTTCTAATAATCTTATTTGTTTCTGCTATTTTTACAAGTGGTAAGAATAGTATGTGATAACCTTTTTGATATTCAGGTGCTAAATCTTTTGATTGTCTCAACCATATTTTATTTCTAAAAGAACCAAAACCGTAAGTTTTGTTCATCATTGTGCAAACAATTTTACCGCCACCTCCACCGCCGCTACCGCTTTCACCTCTATCTCTTTGATCTGGTTCTGGTGCAATATCAGCATAATCTTGAACATCAGCCGTTCCTGCATCAACTCCAGTTGGTGCACTTGTATCTCCATCACTTTCACTATCACTTGGTACATAAAAAGATCCTGAAAGTGCAGCGTCAGCTATTGCTGGGTCTGGTGCAAAGTCTGCTATTGATTCTGTGGCTAGTCCTACTTCAACATCAGCTTCGTTAGGACTTTCTTGAACTGGACCTAATAGGGTATCCAATACTTGACCTGGTTGTCCTATATCACCTGATACTTCAAAATCTTCTATTGGATCTGTAACATCAGGAAGTTCATCTGGCATAATATCGGCAAAATCTTGAACATTAGCAGATCCAGCAGCAATCAAACCAACATCTGCAGGATCTATATCGTCTCTATCGGAAATATCCTCTTGAGTAAGTTGTGTAAAATCTGTAACTCCAATATCATTTTGTAGTTTTATAAGTTGTTGTGAGGTTGAGCTACTGTCAGATATTCCATTAGCTCTTCTAGTATCTAATCTATTTTGAATAGTTGCTTTAGGACCTTCTCCAAATTGAGATACAGCATTGTACCCCTCCATAACTCCACCTGGACCATAAGCTTGATCTATTTGTGATTTTTGTTCTGAACTATATGAATCATATTCTTGCTTTGATTTTGTGTCTCCTACGCTTTCAAAAATTTTTCCTGCAAAACCTATACCTAATACCAAAGGATTAACAACCGCAGTGCCAACAGCTACAAGATTTCCTTGTAATGCTTGATATGCTGGATAACCATAGTCTGATATAAATTGAACTGCTGTTGAAGTACCATCTTTTACAGTTTCAAAAGCATTTCTTGCTGCTGTAGAAACACCACTTAAAGCATTACTAACACTATCTAATATACCTGTGTCTCCACCTGTTAATGCAACTTCATCTATAATATTACCGCCTGTTGAATCTAACATAACCTGTTGATTTGCTAAATCTTGAGATATGTCCTCTGCTGTACTATCTTGGGTCAATGCTGGAAAATTAAATTCATCTATCTGTTGTTGTGTAACAGGTGCTTCACCTGGTGCTACAACAGGG